ATTGGAGAACCCCATACAAAGAAGGTAAGGCGGATGGAATTGAGGAGGAATTTGATGAACAGGGAAACATTACCAAAACCCGTCATTGGAAAGACGGAGAACTAATTGAAGAAACTAAACACTAAACCTATGAAAGACGGACAAACACTCGGCCAATGGCTGAACTGGAATTTCAAGACCAATGGCAGCCTTAAAATTAAAGACAAGAATGGCGACGATATATACCATGAAACTTCAAAAGGATATTGGTTTAAATCCGAATTTGATTCAAATGGCGATGTTATCTACTTTAAAAATTCAGGCGGTAATATTGTTGACAACCGCATCCCCTCAAATCATCGAACACAACGGCAAAAAATATCAACTAATACCCTAACCATGAAAGACGGACAAACAATCGGCCAATGGCTGAACTGGGACTTTGAGGCCAATGGCAACCTTGAAATTATGGACAAAAATGACTATCGTTTCTATGGTGAAGATTCAAGTGGATATTGGTTTAAATCTGAATTTGATTCAAATGGCGATGTCATCTACTTTGAGGATTCAGTTGGTGCAATTATTGACAACCGCCCCCCCGAAATCATTGAACACAACGGACGTAAATACAAACTAATACCATAACTACCATCAAAGACTTTTGTTCAACCAATAAACCAACAGACGATGACCAGCGAAACGACCAGCGAAACCTTAAAACGATTATTAAATAGTGCTTGTGAGTTACTTATTATTTTTGAAGATAGTGGGCATGCCACACAAGAAGATAAGAACAAGATAGCCGTTATCTTTAATGAGATAAAATATAGTGATAGGATTGATGATGAAATGAAAATGAGTGCCGATGATGAGGCTCAAGATTATTACACCTTTGGAAAGCATAAAATTTAACCTAAATTTAATACAGAAAGCTTGGAAAAGTGGGGTTTTATACCTATCTTTACTATGTAATAATTAAAAAACTAAAAATAAAAGTTATGGCTATTAAGCAAAAAGTAAAAAATTCAGCTATTGAAGTTGATTTAACAGGGCCGCAGGGAAATGCATTTTATCTCATTGGTCTTGCTCAAAATCTTTCCAAACAATTGGGATTTAATTCCAAAGAAATCGTAAACGAAATGATGAGTGGTGATTACGAAAATTTGATTAGGGTATTTGACTCTAATTTTGGGTCAATTGTTACTTTATACCGATAAAATTTTATACATATGAAAAAGCGAGGAAGAAAACCAAAAAAATTAGATACCATAACCGAAAATTATAAACGGGTATTGGTAATGTTGGAAGATGGTTTACTAAACCAGGCCGAAGAAATACTTAATTGGGGTATTGCATATCTTGCCAAAAAAACGGGACAAGTTCAACTCATAGATGGTGTTGAATTAGATAGGTGGAAAGAGCGGTATTGGACACTATTGGAAGATAATAATATGATGGAAGATGGTGATGTGGATTGGATTGATATGGAAAATGAATAAATTTAACCTAAATTTAATACAGAAAGCTTGGAAATATGGGGTTTTATCCCTATCTTTACTATGTAATAATTAAAAAACTAAAAAATTAAGTTATGAGACCATTCCTACTTCTGCTCCTGCTGACCGCTTGCACCAACGACCGCCCTTGGAAGGTGATTGAGGTGCGGGCCAAGGGTAACGCCTGCGAGTATGTGCTATCCCGCTCCAACGGATTCGGGCCTCAAGTCAAGACCCTGACCGATTCGTGTGGGAGGTATCGGTTGTTTGAAACTATAAAAACTAATTAAAATGTCAAAACTAAATTTAAAAGATGTAAAAATTGAAATGCCAAAAGAATTTAACGGCAACCCTGATGATGTAGATATTGTGGAGTGGTTAGAATACAGATTTGGAGCAAGAAGCGACATAAGAATGGCTAATCCACTTTTAAATATTGAACTAAGCGACTGCATTATTTCTGTCGGTGAGGCAAAAATAGATGGTGAGCCATTTGTCTTTTAGTGTTTCGCCTAACTCGCTCATTCGTGAACAAATCGTCAGCCTCCGCTCTTACCAAACCTCCCCCAGCGTCAGCCTATAAGCTGACCAACCAAACCCCAAACCCATGAAACCAAAAATTGAAAACCTAAAAGCACAGATGAGAGGCGTCAAGCTTGACTTCTACCAAAAAGGGTTGGCACTTGATGAATTTTACAAATTAATTGATTATGTAACTGAACTTGAGAAATTGAGCCAACCGCTTGTTAGCGGTAGTTATAAAGGGAAGTCTAAACCGCAATTAGAAGATTTTTATGATACAAGTGACCCAAGAGGGTGCAGTTCATCTGAATATAATGATTATCAAAATGCGGTTTATAAATGGGAGGTTGATAATAATTACCACTAACTCGCTCATTCGTGAACCCACCGTCAGCCTCTGGTCTTACCAAACCTCCCCCGGCGTCAGCCTATAACGTTCCACGTATAAAAGCAGTAGCGTATGGATAAGAAAATAGATGAAATATTGAACAACTTTCACTTAGGAAAAATAGACTTGATAGAAATGCGAAAGCAGCTATTGATTTTATACGGTGTTATGTTGCCGAAGGGTACGTTGTGCGTTTGTGATAAACGCAGACCATTCCCGATGGAAAACCTAACTGATTGGTATTGCACCAACTGTGGAAAAGAAATAAAGCATAATGGCACATAACTCGCTTATTTGTGAAGTTTTCCTACAACAAATCGTCAGCCTATAACCTGTCACAAATTACCCAAAACCTATACACATTTAAAAAACATATAAAGAAAACAATTAAAAACTATACACATGAAACAGAAATTTTCAATTAACCGATTAACCCTTGCTTTTACCGTCTTGTTGTTAGCGATAGTTTTTCAAGGTTGCCAATGGGAACACGATGGTAAAGTATTGAAAGACAAAGACGGAAACTTATATAGATTGGAAGCAAGCGGAATTAGAAATGAAAGTTACGATTTGAAGCCACTACCAACGGCTGATATTGATAGTCTTTTAAATTAACTATAACTCGCTCATTCGTGAACAAATCGTCAGCCTATAAACTGACCAACCAAACCTTAAAACCTAAATAAAATGTCAAAAACAAAAATTTTCTTTGACACGGAGTTCACAGGGCTTCATCAAGGCACAACGCTAATTTCATTAGGTGCTATTTCGGAATGTGGCAAAACATTTTACGCTGAATTTACAGACTATGCAATTACCCAAGTGGATGATTGGTTAAAAGAAAACGTGATTGCTAAACTTAACCACCCTAAAGGTGATGTAAGCGATTGTATTGTAACAGAAGATAGACCAAATGATATGTTAGTTTATGGAACTACGAAAGAAATAAAAATCTATTTAGAAAAATGGCTTTCGCAATTTGAAGAAGTTGAAATGTGGAGTGATTGTCTTTCTTACGATTGGGTGCTATTCTCTCAAATATGGGGACACGCTTTTAATATACCAAAAAACGTTTACTACATACCTTTTGACATTTGTACGGTGTTTAAAATGAAAGCCATTGACCCTGATGTAAGTCGTGAAAAATTTGGCTGTGGTGAAGTGTATCATGAAATGCCAAAACATAATGCATTATGGGATGCAAGAGTGATTAAAATGTGTTACGAAAAGTTGAACGATGTACGTCCGTAGGTTGCCCCTAACTCGCTCATTCGTGAACCCAACCAAACCTTAAAACCTAAATAAAATGACACAAGAACAATGGGAATACGAAGCAGGATGCGCTGCACAAGCAGAAGCAGAGTATGAGGCTCAAATGGCTTTTTATGAGTATTTAGATGGATTGATTGCTGATAAAAAGTATCAATTACACGCAATTGAAATAGCATTGGATATGCTTAATTCAAAAAATTTTGCCAATAGCGGTATGTCGGCTAAAGACTGGTTAAATGCAGAAAAAAATCGCCTGTTGGATACAAACACAAATAACACTCAATAATGAAACGATTCTTAGTATTTGCAGGTGATTGCTATTATCCCGATAGGATGAATGATTTTCAGGAGGACTTTGACACCTTGGAAGAGGCAAGAAGTTTTGAAGCAAAAATCATAGAAAAGTTTAAACTTAGATGGAGGGATAGCTGGAAGTATTTCAAATGGACTGAGATTTGGGATTCGGAAACACGAACCTACGTTTAAGCGAATTATTAACAACTAAATTTGATACGAAGATGAAAATGTATTACTCATACAATGAAATGAAACGAGCATTTGAATGTGGCATAAACTTTCAATTAACAGGAGAAACTAATTTCCAAGAGTTACTCGAAGAACTGAACCAAGAATTGCTACAAGCCGATGTTAGTGGGCGAAGCGGACTGTTATGTGACTTTTTTGAAGCGGACAATAAAACTTCATCAGCCACAAAATGTAAATGCGGACGTGAAAAATGGGAACACCCGAAAGCCACATAATTGCCGATAACTCGCTCATTCGTGAACAAATCGTCAGCCTCTGCTCTTACCAAAAGCCCCCCAGCGTCAGCCTATAACCTGACATAAAATACCCAAACCTATGAAACTACCTGACCATCAACACGACCCAAAAGACATATATCGCACAGGCGTACCTAAACGAGATTTTGAATGGGTATGTAATGAGTGTAATTCTCCTAATCTTACAAGTTCTGTGAGTGAAGATGAGATTGAACAGGAATTACACGCTTGTATTAACTGTGGATGCGTTGAGATGCACAAAAGGTATTTCCGCTAACGGTTCGCAGATAAGCTAAGGCAAAGATTTAGAAACGAAAACTTTAACTTAAAAACAGAACATAATATGAAAACGAGAACATCAATTTACCACCGCACCTTTGCTTTTGCTTATTTGCTGTTAGTAGCTGTTGTTTTTTGCGGTTGCGAAGACGAAAACATTACAGCTAAACCTACATCAAAAGGTGGTGAAGTAAGAACTGAAAGCGGAATATTTACACGGGTGACAGAATTAAACGAATTTGAATATAAAGGACATACATATATTAGCTGTAATGTTAGAGATGGAATTGCTTTAACACACGCTGGTCATTGTTGGTGTAACAGTAGCAAAAAATAATTGCTACTAACTACCTTATTTATGAACTCATCGTCAGCCTTTATACCATTTCGTTGACACCACCAAAATGTTAAACCCTAACCAAAATGAAATGAAATATTGAATAAGTGTCCAATTTATTGGACAGTTTTAACCCAAAATGTGGATAAATTTAACGATAATTTAACATAAAAAGCTTGGATATTTGCTATTTCTTCCTTATCTTTACTATGTAAGTTAAAAAAACAAACACTATGAAAATTACATCTTTTGACAGGGCCGCCGTTAAGAATCTTCGTGATGATATTAACGCAGCCCTAAGCGCCGTATCATCCAAATATGGTATTCAGCTTTCCGTTGGTAATGCTACCTTTACCTCAAACAATGTAACTTATAAGGTTCAAGCTGCTGTTAAAGCTTCTAATGGGGTGGTTATGACTAAAGAGGCATCCGCTTTTAATACTTATGGTAAATATCAATTACCAGGCTTTAATCTTGGTCAAACAATCATCTTACAGGGTAATGAGTATGTGATTTCGGGTTGGAAACCTAAATCTACCAAATCACCTGTATTGGTTACTCGTGGTGGTAAGACTTATAAAGTGAGTGTTAATATGGTTAAAATGTATAACAAATAATCCTAAAAAAATATGACATCAGTTACGCAATTAACATCCCCCCCATGTCAAACTATTGAAGATTTTATGGAAATTTTGACTGGACAATTAAAGGGATATTATAAAGAAAGGTTTCAATCCTTAAATGAGCCTGTAATCAAATTAACAAAGGGTTCTAAGTTTTACAAAATTGATGTGAATGGTAGTGTATGGGGATTTATCGCCCGAAAGGATGGTGAACTAAATGGTAAACCATATCGTAGGGCGGATTTGATGAAAGCTGCATCGTGGCGTGCTCCCGCTCCTATTCCGCGTGGTAATGTTGTTGAAGGATGTACCTATGATGTATATGGTCCCGCTTATTTAAAAAGATTAGGCCTATAACGCGTTAGTTGTACTTATAGTATTCGCAATGTATTTATTTATGATGTGGATGATAAACAAACAAATTAAAAAACAATAATATGAAAAACTTTTTTAAACCATTCCCTTTATGGTGGCTACTATCAGCAGCATTATTAACCTATTCAATACTTGCACCAAATATGGTATTACGAATCGTTTCATCAATTGGATGTGGTGTGATTGTGGGAAACTTACTTTGGGAGCGAGAACAAAAACGTAAAAAAGAAAATAGTAATTAAATTAAATCTAATAATATAGTCAGTAGTGTAATGAGGCATGGCTAGCCGAATCCTTTACCATCATTAAGGTTGCAAATTGCAGGTTCGAATCCTGTACTGACTACTAAAAACCATTATCATATTTTTAAAATTTTTTTATATACTTATTGTAAGAATAAAAACATAAATACTATGCATTCAAACAATCAACTCCAATCAGATAAAATATGGTTTACACCAGTAAACTATATTGGCGGTAGGGTTGTGCCGTGGATGTGTATATAACAAATACAAATCTAAAAGAGCAAGCCCGAACAATAAAATTCGGGCTTTTTTTTTCTTAACAAAAAGATAATATTAAAAATTTGGAAAATTGAAAATTGTTTAGTATATTTGTTTTGTTCTTGAGTTGGTTCTCATTAAAAAACCATCGTTCTTTGACATATTGGAAAAGCCATTGTCCCCTCGTCTAACGGCAGGACAGCAGACTTTGATTCTGCTTATCGAGGTTCGAATCCTTGGGGGACAACATAAAAAAATAGTCAGGTGGCGGAATTGGTTAGACGCTAACAAAGTGAGAAGTCAGCTTGAATGTAGAAATACATTTATGTACCCAAAGATGATTTCATACAGGTTCGAATCCTGTCCTGACTACCAAAGAAACAAGTAAAACGCAAACGCACAGTCCCTTGATGCATCAGGTGAGGCGCACACTGTATACTGGATGACCTCTGTTTCTTTTTTTTTTTAATCAGTCAGGTGGCGGAATTGGTTAGACGCTAATACGGCAAAAACGTAAGTGAGAAATATCTGAAAGGATTACCACATACAGGTTCGAATCCTGTCCTGACTACAAATCTTAGGAGTAATTAACCTAAGACTGAGAGGTTCGAAACTCTCGATTGGCTATGGTGTAATGGAGCACACTGCCCCTTGAAAGTAGGTAAATATCTGAGGCTGAAATCTGGGGCGGGGGATTATGGTTCGAATCCATATTAGTCAACAAGCCGTCTTTTTTTCTTGTCCGCCGTGGACGTGGATTGTTGAGACGTAAAAGTAACAATCGATTGATTAGGGAACGGCAGGATACAGGTTCACTAGACGAAGGTAGAAGTTTTTTTTTGATAGATGGGTTTGAGTTCTTTATAACAACAAACCAACTATAATTCAGTAGGGACAAATGGGAGCGGCTTACTCCCGTCCCGAAATAGTCAGGTGGCGAAATGGTAGACGCATCGAAAGGTAGGTACGGTATGGAGCCCGATTAAATAATCCTAATTACAGGTTCGAATCCTGTCCTGACTACACAGTGTTGGCTACAAGCACCGAGTAGGGTAGTACACTTAAATAAAACAAGAACGGGGAAAACACCGAATCTGCAGATAACGGCGAAGTACCAACGAACGGTGTAATGGAAGGATGGCAGAGTGGGTCTATTGCATCAGTCTTGAAAACTGAAGGGTGTAAAAGCTCCGTGAGTTCGAATCTCACTCCTTCCTCACATTATGCTCTCGTGGCGCAACGGTTAGCGCAAGATGCTTATACCATCGAGGTTACAGGTTCAAATCCTGTCGGGAGTACAAAAGACCTCGTAGCTCAATTGGTTAATTTATTTTTTAATTTTTTAATGTTTCTGAGTTCAACTTAATATTTACATAAAATGGGAAATTATGAAAAAATGTAAAAAATGTGGAAATGAATTTGAACCATCTAGAGGTTTAGTTAATTATTGCTCGTTATCTTGCAGAAATAGTAGAAATTGGACAGAATCTGATAAGTTAAAAAAATCTAAATCTGCAAAAAACTCTGAAAAAGTTAAAAAATCAAACTCCAATAGACCTAGTAGTTTTTGGATTAAGATTGGAAATATAAGAAAAGAAAATCATAAAAACCAAATATTACAATCAGAATACTCTGAACTTAGTTTTCAATCTCTCAGGTTTAGAATACTTTATGAACAGGAAGAAAAATGTAATAAATGTGGATTGAGTGAGTGGTTAAACACCACTTTAGTTTTAGAATTAGAGCATAAAGATGGTAATCACTTTAACAACAATAGAGATAATTTAGAAATGTTATGTCCTAACTGCCATTCAATTACTTCTACATGGAGAGGTAGAAATAAAAAAGAAAGAAAAATGAAAGTTACCGATGAAACTTTGTTAGAATCATTGTTGATTAATAAATGGAATTTCAGACAATCTTTGATTTTTGTTGGATTAACTCCCAAAGGTGGAAACTATAATAGATGTCATAGATTGAAAAAAGAATATGACCTCGTAGCTTAATTGGTAAAGCACCTGACTTTTAATCAGGGGAGTAGCAGTTCGATCCTGCTCGGGGTCACATACACATCATTAGCTCAGTTGGTTCAGAGCATTTGCCTTACAAGCAAAGGGTCGGTGGTTCGAATCCATCATGATGTACCAAACATGAAGAACAGAAGTATGGGTAAAAGACCAGCGCAGGTCTCCATATGGAGTTAGCACCCTCTGCCGAGGCCTCGTAAAACTACGATTAAGCAGTTAAGATTAGGACGAGACGGGTATCCTAACTTCGTGTTATTTGGTGATGTAGCTCAGTTGGTAGAGCAAAGGACTGAAAATCCTTGTGTCGGCGGTTCGATTCCGTCCATCACCACACAATACGCCTGTATCGCATAGCGGCAATTGCAACTGACTGTAAATCAGTTCTCGTTTGAGTTCGGAGGTTCGAGTCCTTCTGCAGGCACACATTGGAATATAGCTCAGTAGGTTAGAGCATTTGACTGATATTCAAAAGGTCGCTGGTTCGAATCCGGCTATTCCAACATTTGGTTCTTTAGGCTAACGGATAAACCACTTCGCTACGGACGAAGAATTAAACGTTCGAATCGTTTAAGAACCACATTTTGGTACTGTGTCCGATTGGCAAGGTGGAGCTCTGCAAAAGCTCTTATGTTGGTTCAAATCCAACCAGTACCTCAAAAAAAGTGGGTGTGTTGAAATGGTATCATTACGGTCTCCAACACCGCAGTTCGAGGTTCGAATCCTTGCACCCGCGCCAAAATGGCGAGATAGCTCAGATGGTTAGAGCGTAGGATTCATAAACCTAAGGCCAGCAGTTCGATTCTGCTTCTCGCTACTCTATTATTTATGGTGTTTATAGTGTAATGGTAGCACGACAGATTGTGGTTCTGTTAGTATGGGTTCGAAACCCATTAATCACCCCAAAGGAAGATTGGCTGAGCTGGTCTAAAGCGGCACCCTGCTAAGGTGTTAATCGGTAATCCCGGTTCATTGGTTCGAATCCAATATCTTCCGCAAAATTTGGAAATATAAAAAATATTTCGTATATTTATATCGAAGTGATGGAATTGGTAGACATACTGGTTTTAGAAACCAGCGCTAAATAGCAATGTGGGTTCGAGTCCCACCTTCGATACATTATTTGTCTTGATAGCTCAGAGGTAGAGCAAGCGGCTGTTAACCGCTAGGCCGTAGGTTCGAATCCTTCTCAGGACGCAAAAAGACGCTCCGTTCGTCTAATTGGTTTAGGACATTCCCCTTTCACGGGAAAGCTTACGGGTTCGAGTCCCGTACGGAGTACAAAAGTATATCGCGGGGTAGACTGGAGATGGCACCAGCTGGGTCTCATAAGCCCAACTACGAGGGTTCGATTCCCTCCCCCGCAACCAAAGGGCTGTTAGTTCAGTTGGCTAGAACGTCTGATTTGCATTCAGAAGGTCATCGGTTCGACTCCGGTACGGTCCACAAAAAATGCTTCCTTAGCTCAGTTGGTAGAGCTCCCGCCTTGTAAGCGGATGGTCGTTGGTTCGAATCCGACAGGGAGCTCAAACGCGGCAGTAGCTCAGTTGGTAGAGCATAACCTTGCCAAGGTTAGGGTCGCTGGTTCGAATCCAGTTTGCCGCTCAATTCGCGATAATAGCTCAATTGGTAGAGCATCGTCCTTCCAAGTCGGAGGTTGCAGGTTCGAGTCCTGTTTATCGCTCAAATGGTTCGTTAGTAGAGTTGGTTACAATATCGCACTGTCACTGCGAAGGTCATGGGTTCGATTCCCATACGAACCGCAAATTAGAAGTGTCGCAATACGCGTTTCAATCTAATTGATAGACGTATCAATGAAGATGTTCGAGGGTGAAAATCCCAAGCTTCTAATCCTCCATTCTTAGTGTTATGTGGTTAAAACACTTTGACTCTTACATCGCCTGGTTAGCGCTAATCCGAATGTAAGACGAGTAAGTTGGTTCGAATCCAACAGAATGGACAATGAGTAAGAGGTGCTCAGAGTCTTTGGTCTAAGACTTAAACAATAGACCCGCAGACCGTCAGTCAGCGTGAGTGGGACGGCATGGGAATAAAGGAGAGCGACACACCTCCTCCCAGTAGTGTTGACAGGTTTTTATGTGGTAAGACACTAATGAAAAAGGCCCACTTTTTGAATGGTTAATCTTTTAGGTTGCCAAATAATAGAGGGAGATATGGTTCTCGAACAGTGAGAGAAACCCGTTAAAATCTACCCGTCTGGAATCTCAGGATAGGGAAACATAGTCAGGTGGCGAATTGGTAACGCAAAGGGTTAGTCTGCATCGGTAAAAAGGTATAGATGAGTCTCTCATACGCAGGTTCGAATCCTGTCCTGACTACTAAAAATTAAAAAATATGGAAAAATTAGTAAGTGTAAAAATATTGAGACCAATTATATTAACAATTATAGGTATTTTCCTTATCTCCTATATTATTATAGCGTATGTGTTTGATTTAGAGATGTAAACAAACAGTCAGGTGGCGAAATTGGATAGACGCAGCAAGTAAGCTAACGAAATAATTAATTTCGTGAGGCCATTAATTCCGAGGTGCAAGAGAAATGCATCGTACAGGTTCGAATCCTGTCCTGACTACTAAAAAAAATAATGTTATGTTAAAAATAACAAAAAAGTGGTGGAATGATTGTTTAAATAATAAAGAAAAACTTGAACACTGGCTTGTTGGTTTATATAACAATGAGAAAGATGCTGAAGAACGTTTCATCAATTTTGCTGACACCTATTGTAAAAATGATATGCAAGCGTATGTTATCTTTAGGAGAATAGCTGAACAAGAAGCACAACATTCGGTATTGGTTGAAAAAATCCTAAAGGATAGAAACATTACTTTATTTATCAAATCTACCAAAGATGGAAGGTATTGGCGAAACACACTTCCGTGTGTAATTGATTGTAGCACCGCTGCTGCTATTGGTGCTTATGCTGAAACTCTATCACTTAAACGCATGAGAGTTATCATAAACGATCCTAATACACCAAAGGATTTGGTTGAGTTGTTTAAGGTTATTGAACCAGAAGAAGCTTATCATGCTAGGGTACTTGAAACAATTGCTACCAAGCATGGAATGAAAGCAGTAAAAGATTGTCATGATAAAGGTTTAGAAGAATTAGGACTTAAAATAAAATATAACAAAGAGATAGAAAAATAATAGTCAGGTGGCGAAATTGGTAGACGCCCCGAATAGTGAAACGGAGTGGAACAAACCGCAATATAGTTGAAATACACACAAGGTCCACATGCAGGTTCGAGTCCTGTCCTGACTACAAAATTAAAGATATGTTTAGAACATTAAATTATATTTGGAAATTGTTTTGGAAAAGACCTAGTAGAAGAGCATTTTTGATATTTTTTAGAATGCTAAAAACGGAAATTAAGTGTTTAATGTTGACTGGATACTCAACAGATGAATTACTAAATTAGTCAGGTGGCGGAATGGTAGACGCACGATTTATTGTTTAACGATGTGGCTCAATATCCTAATGGATGAGAGAAAATAAACAGAGAAATATACCACATACAGGTTCGAATCCTGTCCTGACTACTTAAACACAGGGGAATATATCAATTGGTTAGATTACGTGCTTTGGGAGCACGAGGTTGTGGGTTCGAGTCCCGCTTCCCCTACAAACATTAACAATTTATTAACACTTCAATAATATTAATGTAATACTTATTATATATGAGATTAGTTATAGGAATGGTTTTGATGTTTGTAGCCCAAATACTTACATTTTTACAAGTACAAGGGCACTTAAAATATCAATCGTTCAAAGAAAACTATTGGTTAGTAGTTTTAATGGGTATTCCAATATCAATGATGTATATGGAATCAATACGCCAAATAATTATTTATTATGGTGGATTACTTTGGCCTGGCCGAATTATTGGTTTTGGTATTGGGGTTATTGTTTTCGCAGTAATGGCAAATTCCATGTTTGGAGAAACACTTAATACGAAAACCACAGTATCATTAGGGGTGGCTACCATACTTATACTAATTCAACTATTTTGGAAATAAATTTTAAACTTTAAACAAAACAATTTAACCTATGAAAAAACTTTTTCTATTTGCTCTAACGAGCTTACTTATGACCATTGCATCTTTTGGTCAAACAATCGTTGATACAGTTAATACTGATATTACAACAAACACAACATGGAGTTCTAATCGAATCTATCTTCTAAATGGATATAGATTTGTAAAGGATGGTGCTACCCTAACTATTGAACCTGGCACAATTATTCGTGGTGATAGGGCAAGTAAAGCAACCCTTATTGTTACTAAAACAGGTAAAATCCATGCATCAGGTACTTCAACAAATCCAATAGTATTCACTTCCAACGAACCTGCGGGTCAACGCACATATGGTGACTGGGGTGGTGTTCTTATTCTTGGAAATGCCCCAATCAATGTACCAGGCGGAACTGCTATTGTAGAAGGCGGTCTTTTGGGTAATGATGCTACATATGGTGGAACAAACGAAGATGATTCATCGGGGGTATTTCGGTATGTTCGAATTGAATATGGTGGAATTGCTTATCAACCCAACAATGAGATTAATGGTTTAACGATGGGTGGGGTTGGAAGAAAAACCATTATTGAAAATATCCAAGTCAGTTATTCCGGTGATGATAGTTATGAGTGGTTTGGTGGAAATGTAAATTGTAAATACTTAATTGCCCATCGTGGGTGGGATGATGATTTTGATACTGATTTTGGGTATTCAGGTAAAGTTCAATTTACTCTTTCAATGCGTGACCCGAATATTGCAGACCAATCTCAATCAAATGGGTTTGAATCCGATAATGATGGAACGGGAACTGCTAATACACCTATTACATCTCCCATTTTTTCAAATGTAACTATTATCGGTCCAAAAGAAAATGGAACGACTGCTTCACTTTATCGTAGGGCATTACATCTTCGTAGAAATACCCGAACCTCAATATATAATTCGGTTTTTGTTGGATACCCAACTGGGTTACATATTGATGGTTCAGCGGCTCAATTAAATGCTACTAATAACTTACTTCAGTTTGAAAATGTTGTATTTGCTAATATGACAAATAACTTTGAGCAGACATCTGGTGCTAATAGTTGGCCGGGGATGGAAACATATTTTAGAGATAGTTCTCGTAATAATCAAACTGATAGTATTCATCTTTTAGGATTTGGTGTAGGATATAATAATTTGACTAATCCAAATTTATTGCCTGATTCCACAAGTCCCCTTCTAAATGGCGCTTCATTTTTGAATCCACGACTAACTGATACCTTTTTCTCAGTTGTAAATCATAGGGGTGCGTTTGGAACAATTGACTGGACAGCAGGTTGGTCTAATTTCAGACCCGATACATTAAACAGTTCACTACAATCCATTTCTAATCCAAATGTAGGTATTTATCCTAATCCTTTTTGTGATTTAATCAATGTAGAAAGTGATAAATTAATAAAGAATATCTCACTTTATGATATGAGTGGTAGAAAGATGGTTGTTGAGATTTTTGTTGATGGTAAAAAGGCAATGATTACCACACATCAAATTCCAATGGGAATGTATATACTATCAGTTGATACTAATACAAAACGTATTTTTAAAAATTAATGGAAGTGTAAATTATTGGTTATGAAAAAATATAAATTAGAAGAAATCGGCGGAAACCTTACTATAGAATCGGATTCCATTAGATGGGGTAATACTGATAGGTTTGGTAGGGTTAAAAATTGGGAAGATGGTGGTCCGCATGCTGGGAACATTTTACTTTTGGATTTTGAGTGGAGTGATTCTTGGGGCACATTTTCCGCATTTCAGTCTGATAGAATATCGGAAATAAATTATAACCAATCAGAAAAATCTTTTAATTTTAAAACGGATGATAAAAAAGAATATAAACTAACAATTCAAAATTAATAAAATATGAATTGGGATGAATATTTTTTTAACATAGCGGAACAAGTTAAGTTAAAATCAAAAGATAAATATACTCAAATAGGTGTAGTTCTTGTAGGAAGGGGTAATGAAATAATTTCCACAGGTTATAATTCATTTCCGCGGGGTATTGATGATAATGTGGATGAAAGACAGGAAAGACCTGAAAAGTATTTTTGGTTTGAACACGCCGAAAGAAATTCTATCTATAATGCAGCAAGAATTGGTGTATCTACAAATGGTTCTAAAATGTATATGACATGTGGAATACCATGCACAGATTGTGCAAGAGCAATTATAAATGCAGGTATTACCGAAATATGGATTAAGGATGGTGGTGGCTCTAAAGAACAAAAGTGGGTAGAGAGTGCTCAAAGAAGTATTCAGATGTTTAATGAAGCGGGAATTAAAATAAATTATTATTTGGAAAGTTAAACTTTCTTTCGTATATTTATAAAAAATAAGGATTACTATGAATGAATATTTTTTTTACAGCACCACCGACATTAAAAAGGAAGCAATTTCTAAAACCAAAGCAGGTTCTATTGAGGAAGCATTGGAATTTTTTGCAAAAACAAAACAAATAAGTTTAGATGAATTTAATAAGTTATTTGTGGTTGAAAAAATAAAAAAATAGCCTAAACGCCAGAGTGTTGAAACAGGTAGACAAGATTGACTTAAAATTAATTGAGCTAAGCGCTCGTGTGGGTTCGAGTCCCATCTCTGGTACAATTATTAAAAAATGAAAAAATTTCGTTCAGTTGATAATGGGTATGTAGACCCGATTCAACATACATTGGAAGTATTAAAAAAATACCCATCTACAAAAATATACATTGGAACTGATTCGCAGAATGTGGGTATTGAAACGGTGTATGTAACTGTAATAGCATACCGATTTGGTGTGAGGGGTGTTCATTATATTTATAGTAAAGAAAGAATACCTATAATAAAGGATTTGTTCAAACGATTATTTGAGGAATGCTCTCGTACTATTGAATTAGCAGAATGGTTTACTCAGCAAATAAACATAAAGGTTGAATTGGATATGGATTACAATGAAGATGAATATTGGCCATCTAATCGTTTAGTTTCAGCCACACGTGGGTGGGCAAGTTCATTGGGATATAAAGTAAATATAAAACCACATTCACAAATAGCAACAAAAGCAGCAGATTATCACTGTTGTTAAATTTGGAAATATCAAAATAGTTTCGTATATTTACATAAAACGTGGAGGAAGAGTTGGAAGAAACTCGCCGGGCTACCAGCTCGGAGATGGTGGGGCGGTAACACCCCTCCGCTCAACAATAAGGGCCCTTAGCTCAGCAGGTCAGAGCGTCTGACTCATAATCAGGTGGTCGCTGGTTCGAACCCAGCAGGGCCCACCATTACATTGGTCCCGTAGCTCAATGGATAGAGCAACTGCCTTCTAAGCAGTAGGTTACTGGTTCGACCCCAGTCGGGATCACAAAAACAAAAAGTATGAATTTAACATATAAATTAAAAAAGGTTTATGTTTGGTTTAAGTTAAAAGCAAATAAACATGAACCATATACTGAAAGAGAAATTCTTACTAAAAGGGTTTTAATTAAATTATTAGCCAACCCAAACACTCATTATTTAATGACACCTTCAGGTAGGTATTATGTTCAAACTTGGGATAAAGAGTTTACACTAATACTTCAAAATAATATGGTAAAAGTATCAAACCATTACTATACATTTGAGTTCACAATTGGTTCACATTTATCAAATGAATTAATTTTATTGGTTCAAAAAGCAATTGAAAAGGTAAGGTGGAAAATGGAAAACGAGTTGTTTCGAAATGAGGTAAACATGCTTAAAGAGATTTTATTAAAAAAATAATTGTATTTATTTGTAAAAAATTTGGAAATATCAAAATAGTTTCGTATATTGTGTAAAATTTAAACCAATTTAATTATGAAAAACATCTTTTTTTCAACAATGATTGCTATGATTGTATCACTTACATCATGTAGCAATAACGCTGAACAGGTCGAACAAACCGCTGAACCAGTAGATTCTTCTGTAATTGATTCAACTCAAGAGTTGTATCCTGCAGTAGATAGCACTACTCAAGCTGCTCAGTAATCAAATCCCCCCTTAATTGGGGGAACTTGCGGGTATCGTATATTGGTATTACATTCGCTTTCCAAGCCTATGAAGGTGGTTCGATTCCATCTACCCGCTCAAAAATTTTTAAAATGAATATTGGACAGGTTATATATGTTAATGATTCAATGTTTCAAGTTTATAGAGCCGTACGAGAGGATGGTGTGTTGAATGTGGATGGGGTGAAGCAATATTGGAACTGCTCTCACGCATTTAAAAAAGATGGAATGTTGTATTTTTGTAGAGAAATAGTATCTATACCATTTGAAGAAATAACAGATGGAGTTAATTAATACATATCCCGTCAAAAAATCAGATTTAGGATTTCACGGAAATCTATTTGGTGGAAAAGCATTGGCATGGATTGATGCTTCTGCCGCAGCCTATGCAATGCAGGTATGCGATACACCCCGTGTGGTTACTATTAAAATAGAAGAATGTCTATTTAAAAAACCTGCAAAAGAAGGGCAGTTATTAAAGGTTTATGGTAAAGTCCATAATATAGGCAATACATCAGTTAAATTATATATTGAGGCCCGAGCCCATAATGTTTACACTGGAAAGCAAACCACCGTAGTATCTACCTACATTACCTTTGTAAGAATTGATGAAGAGGGGAATCCTATACCCATATCAGAGCGGGTTAAAATTAAATATGGGTTTAAAATCCCACCAAAACAAACGCCCGATTCTTCGGGTGGATTTGATATCTATAACGGATAATTTACAAACTGTCCAATATATTGGACACTTTTTAACCCTAAAATGTGGATAACTTTTAGGGAAAAAGCTTGGAATTTTGCTTTTTTATTACTATCTTTAAGTATTAAATAATTATTGATATGAGTAAAACCAAAAGAGATAAAAAAGTACTTGATTTCAACGGAAATTGGACTTCTGGGGATGCTGCACACCATATTGGTAAAAAAATGACAGAACAGGTTGTCCCATCATTAAAGGCGTATTCAAGAAAGGATAAATCTTGGAAAAAAGATTTAACGCAAATTTAACATAGAAAGCTTGGATATTTACTATTTCTTTCTTATCTTTACATTGTAAGTTAATCCCTAATATATGAAACACTACAAAAATCATAAATCTTATTATTCCGACTTCTGGTTGGATAAATCTTTGTTCGCACCTGTTCGTGTGAATGCTCGTGGTGAGGCTATTGATAATAAAAATGACCTTATTAAGTTGGCTTCCTACAAACGGGCTATTGGTAATTTTGTTAATATTGTAACGGGTAAACATATTCCTGTCAAATTTTCAAACGGCGACCAATCCTATACCGATGGTACTACGGTGGTAATTTCATCCAAACTTGATGATGCCGAATTTGACCCAGCGGTTGGTTTGGCTCTTCATGAAGGTTCGCATATTAAGTTGACCGACTTTACATTACTACAAAAATATTTCAGTAGTAATTCTTCGAATCCAACCAAAATCCAAAATAGGATTAATAGTAATCCTGATATTGAACAGGATATTGTTCGTGCTAAAGATAGTTACCTAAAAGATATTCTCAATATTGTTGAGGATAGGCGGATTGATAGTTATGTTTATAACTCGGCGCCCGGTTATCGTGGTTATTATCACACTATGTATGACAAATACTTTAATGATAGTATTATTGATAAGGGTCTAAAATCGGATGAATACACTTCAGAAGATTGGGAATCTTATATGTTCCGCCTGATTAATATTACCAATAAAAATCGTAGGATGGATGCTTTAAAAGCCTTTCCTATCATTTGGAATTTGTTAGACTTGAATAATATTGGTAGGTTGAAAACGACCGAAGATAGTATGGATTTGGCGGTGGATATTTTCTTAACTATCTATGATGCTGTTACCGCTGAAAAACAAAGTGGTGGTAATGGTGGTTCTTCTAATGATGCTTCAGAAAATACTGATAGTGGTGATGGTTCATCATCGGGCCAATCGCCAATGAGTGGTGATTTTGACTCTCCTCAAACGGGTGATGATAGTATGAATTCTTCCGCTGGTGGTGGTGATTCTGATAGTGGTGATTCTAATAGTGATGGTGATACCGATTCTACTGAAAATAGTGATTCAGATATTGATAGTGGTGATGGTAATTTAGACCATTCACCGGATGGTGGTAAACCTACTTCGGGTGGTGATGATAAACTTACTCCTACCAATAAAAATAAGCTTGATAAGGCTATCAAAAAGCAAAAAGATTTTATACGAGGTGATATCTCTAAAAAGAAAATGAGTAAAGGTGATTCCAATAATGTAAACGCTTTGGAGGAATCAAACATTGACTTAAAGAGTGTTTCCGCTTTAGATGGTTATGGTAGGGTTATGAAAACAAATTGTTATGTTGTTAAAAAACTTACAAAACAATTAATTGAATCCTCTGTGTTTGGTATTACCACAAATTATGAGGGTAACATTAGTTACCTTCAGAAAAATATTAATGATGGTATTTCTTTGGGTATGTTGCTTGGTAAAAAGCTAAAGACGCGTGATGAGAATCGTAGTTTGGTTACTCCCCGCCTTAAATCGGGTAAAATATCCTCCCGAATGTTGCATGAGATTGGGTTTGGTAATTTTAATATTTTTGATAAAATTCAATCCAATTCGGTAAAACCCGTTACCCTTCATATTTCAATTGATGCTAGTGGTTCTATGGGTGGTTCTAAATGGAATAAAACACAAACTGCTGTGGTTGCTATCGCTAAGGCGGCTTCAATGACCTCAAACATTAATGTGGTTATTAGTTACCGAAGCACTTATGAATCAAATCATGATATACCACTTATCGTAATTGCGTATGATAGTCGTGTAGATAATTTTTCAAAGATTAAGAATTTATTCGGCCACATTGTTCCAAATGGTACTACTCCCGAAGGGTTGTGTTATGAGGCTATTATGAATGAGATTATGAACACCAAAGATGGCTCAGAAAAATATCTGATTAACTTTTCCGACGGGATGCCTCAGTTCCATAATAAAGATATAAATTACGGTGGTAATGATGCTATTAAACATACCGCCGCCCAAATAAATAAAATGAAGATGGGTGGTGTTAGTGTTTTATCCTACTATGTATCTTCGGGCGGTGGTGATTATAATATGGATGTGTTTTCTGAAATGTATGGTAAGGATGCCAGGTTCGTGAATGTGACCGAAGTAATTGACCTGGCCAAAACCCTGAATGCTAAATTTGAGGTAGGTGTCCAATAAAATGGACACTTTACCCCAAAATGTGGATAAATTTAACGATAATTTAACATAAAAAGCTTGGATATTTGCTATTTCTTCCTTATCTTTACTTTGTAACTTAAACCCCTTAACCCCCAAATCAAATTATTATGAAAAATCAAAGATTCGTTTTCGGTACTATCGTTGAAAGCAATGGTGTACTATTGTTCAAAGACTCCGCTGGGGTCATGTTCAACATCCCTGCTCTTAATGAGCCAGGCAGTTCGCTCAATCGTAGGGCAAAACAGGCCGCTAAAAACCCTGATAAATTTCGTTTCAAAGTTAGGGTAAAGGGTTCGTTTACATCCGGTCAACTTTGTTTTGGGCGTGTTCCCGCTTCAAAAGTTACCGATAATTCTCCGGTCTTAAATTTCAATAAACCAAATGGTGGGTTGGCCCAATATTCTATGGATGTTGTATCTACCGCTCCTCCGGTGGTTAATACTCCGGCAGCAGTTGCGCCGGTTGTTATGCCTGAAAATGTTTTGAACTTCATCCACAATGAGGCGGCATCCTTAAAACCAAAGATGTTGTTTATGCCGGAATTAAAGTGGAAATATTTGGTTCGAAATATTCTTCGTGGTAAGAACATTATGATGACAGGTGCGGCTGGTTGTGGTAAGACTATGGCGGCTAAAGCAGCGGCTAGTTCTATTGATGGTTACAATACCTTTATCATCAACTTGGGAGCTACCCAAGACCCTCGCAGCACTTTGATTGGTAATACTCAATTTGATACCACTAAAGGTACGGTGTTTAATCAATCACCATTTGTAAAAGCAATCCAAACACCAAACACTGTGGTGGTACTTGACGAGATTACGAGGGCTCACCCCGAAGCATGGAACATTCTAATGACTGTTCTCGATCCGGGTCAACGCTATCTCCGACTTGATGAAGCCGCTGATTCACCCACTATCAATGTGGCTGATGGTGTTTCGTTTATCGCTTCCGCTAATATTGGTAATGAATATACAGCGACACGATTGCTTGACCGTGCGATACTTGACCGATTTACGGTGATTGAGATGGAATCTCTCACAAAAGATGAAGAGGCTGAATTGCTCTCTATGATGTATCCATCTGTATCAAAATCTTTGATTGATAGTGTAGCCGAAATTACTTCAATGACTCGTGATGAGGTTAAATCCGAATCGCCGAAGTTGACCAACTCATTATCTACCCGAACTGCGGTGGAGATTGGTTCGCTGTTGTATGATGGGTTTAATTTGCAGGAGGCTGCTGAAATTGCTATCTATCCCTTCTTTGATAATACGGGTGGTGCTCAATCGGAGCGTGTGTTTATGAAGCAGTATGTTCAAAAGTTTATTAAGGTAGGTGAAGAAAACCTCTTTAATACTGAAGAAGCTACTCCGGTACAAAACCCTTTCTAAAATTAGTATGGGTTATAATAAGTTTAAGTGGTGGAGACGGGGGCCGAAAAAACGGCCCCTTTCTTTTAACTCCCATCTTTTTGATAAAATACAAAATGGTGATTTCGATTTATCGGAATTTTTTCTTCAAGCATTTGAAGCCAGAAAAAAAGCAAATCGTGCTTACGAGCTCGCCTATAAAAAATATGGGGGTGATTCTAATTCAGATAGATTAGAAATAGCACGGGATGCGAGTAGAATGGATAGGGTTCGTGCTTTAAAGCTTGAGTTTGAGGGTGAGTTAGATGAAATGCGTATATTGAATTCTCTTAGGAATGAACTACAAAAAAAGTTTGGGATTGATATGTGGAATGAAATGATGAATGAAGAGCCAATGAATTTAGAAGAACTTTATAATTATTATTATCAAAAAAGTTTGGAACTTAAAAAATAAAAGTTATGACACACAGCATCATTAAAACAGACAACTACCTATTGGTGGTAGATGATTCAGAGATTGCTATTGGAGACACAGTGCTTGTTGACTGCTCTGAATTGGAAGTGTTAGACATAAGGAAAGTCAATGATTACTACAACGAACAATTCCTATTTGAAGGCAACGGCCAAATACACATGGACTATTGTAAGAAAATCATATCCCATTTACCACTCAACAACTCACCTGTTCTTGAAGGTGTTGACTTACTACCACCACTTGAAGATGATGTTGTGAAGTTGGCTGAGGAATTTAAAAGTTCATATAAAAAAGTTGGAGTTACTGATTATGAGGTTTCATCATTTATTGTAGGCTACAACAAAGCCAAAGAGAAGTACAAGTACACAGAGGAACAACTTAAAACTGCCATACACAAAGCTATCATTTTTTCAGAAGAAAATAGAAAAATAACTTCAGGTGAGTATGCAGTAAAGTTTTATAAGTTTTATGGAGAGTTAATCCAATCCCTCCAACAACCAAAGACACCTGTTGCTTTTGAGTGCACTGCAATAGATAGTTATGAGCAATTTGGAGACAACGCGGTTAGAATTTTTAAAAGAAAGACCACCACCTCAGATGGCCTAACACAATGGGTCGGTCAATACATTTACTAAACTTTACACTATGAAAAACAAAATGAACGAGCAAGTTAAATTCGCAAGGTGGGTATTAATCCACACAGACGAAGCAAAGCACACAGCAGGTGTTTGTCGTTTTTACAAAAACAAACTATACACCATAGACGAGATTTTCGATATTTACACAAACATTCAATCCAAGTCGGAAAATGCAGAACTCACACCCCACATTAAATACCACCCCAACGGAAATGTACAGGTTAAAGGTCAAAAGAACTCCAGTGGACAAGAAGAAGGTCTTTGGGAGTATTTCTATACAAACGGAAACATCCATTGGAGAACCCCTTACAAAGGAGGTAAGGAGGATGGAATTCAGGAGTTCTTCTATAAATACGGAAACATCCAACGGAGAACCCCATACAAACGGGGTAAGATAGATGGTATTGAGGAGTGGTTTGATGAACAAGGGTACATCATCGAAACCTATCTATGGAAAGATGGAGAAATAATTGAAACAACTGAACCCGAACTCACACCCCACATTGAATATCACCGCAACGGGAATGTGTATATCAAAGGACAAAAGAACTCCAAAGGACAAGAAGAAGGTCTTTGGGAGTTGTTCGATTTTAACGGAAACATCAGATTGAGAATCCCATTCAAAGAGGATAAGGAGGATGGCATTGAGGAGGTTTTTGGTGAAAACGGAAATATCAAATGGAGAACCCCTTACAAAGAGGGTAAGATAGATGGAATTGTGGAGGAATTTGATGAACAAGGAAACATCGTAGAAACCACTCTATGGAAAAATGGAGAACTAATTGAAACAACTGAACACTAAACCTATGAAAAACAAACTCACACCCTACATTGAATACTATGACAACGGAAATATATGGGTCAAAGGACAACTAAACTCAAAAGAGCAACAAGAAGGTATTTGGGAGTGGTTCTATGCGGACGGAAACATTCGATGGAGAACCTCATACAAAGAGGATAAGAAGGATGGAATTGAGGAAATGTTCTATGAAAACGGAAAAATCCATTGGAGAACCCCATACAAAGAAGGTAAGGCGGATGGAATTGAGGAGGAATTTGATGAACAGGGAAACATTACCAAAACCCGTCATTGGAAAGACGGAGAACTAATTGAAGAAACTAAACACTAAACATTGTGGTAAACATTATTATCAAATTTAAATACATAAAACTTGGAATTTACAAAATAATTTTGTATATTTGTATATGATATATAACCCAAATAAACCGCTAACAAATCAAGAAATTGATTCTTTATCAAAGGATGATTTTTTTGAATACTTGGATAGTAAAGCCGAATACTTAAAGCAGTTTTCATCCCCACTATCAGGCTATAAGTTAAAAAGATTTGCTTATATATCTTCTGCTGTTAGTGGAGATTCAATATCACATTCTCACCACACTCAATTAGGTAAATGGGGAAAAGAAAACTTCGTAAAAGCATGTGAAAAAGTTGTAAACAATTTAAAAAAATAAAATTATGATGTATTATTTAGTAAAAGTAAAAGTCGAAACCGACAATGGTAATGGTAAAATTAAAAAGAATACTGAACAGTATTTGGTAAAAGCAGTATCGGTTACTGATGCAGAAGCCCATATCACAGCTTTTCTACAAAGCTCTCCATTGGAATTTGAAGTTAGTTCCGTTACACAAACAAAAATCTTAAATGTAATCGGAAACTAATTATGGTGTATGGTATAGGTGATATTGTAGTAGTAGCCGTTTACAAAGATTTTCGGGTAGGTAAAATAGTTTCAAAAAATAAAATTAAGAACAGTAACGCCTACGATGTAAAACTTGAAGATGGTAGATTAATAGAAAATTGTTCATTAAACAAAGAAATAGCAAATGGTTTTTTAATTAATAAACGATTAACCCAAATTTTCAATGAAAAGCAATCAGAAAGTAAAGAAGATAGTATCGGCTAATTCAGCTACCGATAGAATTAAAAAACGGATTCTAAAAAAATATCCAAAAGCAAAATCGGTAATTACAACTGAGGGTCTTTATAGAATTTATAATGGCGTGGATGGGTATATTGGTGAAGAAAATTTTATACCCCCACAAAAAACATTAGAAAGGGCGTGGTTTTGGGCAAACGAGTCTATTAAGACAACTCAAAATATCAATAGAACCCACCCCGATAAAATGATTATGGATTTTGATGAAGTCAAATTTGGTAGAGTTTCAAATCGAAATAAAAGGATTAAAAAAACATAATAATTAATTATTTTTTTGTATTTATTACTGTATAACAATTAAACCAATTAAGTTATGAGTAGTAAATATAAAAACGCACCAATTAAAAATTTTGTAAATAATTCTTTTGGTGTAACTCAAAAGCAAGAAGCCAAATTTCAAAAATATGCTGGAAAGAATTTTTCGGGTATTGATTTACAATTAAATCCTGAATTAAAACCATCGGATTATCCTGTAAAACCATTTACCGAAATCGGTAGTTTAAAGATAGGTAATGCTGAAATGGTGGTTACAAAAGCGGAAGCAGAAAAAATTATTGAAACTCTTCAAGACGCATTACATACAGTTGATAAAAAATTTAGGTTAAATATTTTTAATTAGTAAAATGTATATTACCGGCTCAATCCAAGCAACAACCGAATTTGATAAAATAAAAAAGGCATTGTTTGGTGGATACGGTCAATTTGATGAGGATGGGTTTGAAATATCTGAAAAAAACATTACGGGTGCATTAAACCTAACCAACGAAGAACCTTTATTAATTAATAAAGATGTATCTTTTTCAGAATATATTGAAAATTGTTGTGAGATTTTAAAAAATAAAAAAGAACCATATTTTACTTTAATAAAAAAGAATCTTAAAAAAAAGTTTTTTAAAACTGATGTAATTATTGATGATTTGTATAAAAAACAAATGCGAGATAAATTACAATTAATTCTAAATAAAACTTATTACAATAATAATTCGGTATTAGAAGAAGTTACTTGGATTTTGGATGAATATATAACAGAAGAAAATACCGCCGTTTCAAAAGAGGTTTTATTTTGGTTAAACCAAGAATTCAAAAAAAATTAACTATTTATAGGTATGGATAATGTAAATTTGGAATCTTTTTGGGATAAGAATGAATATGATTTTTACAAAGGATTATCGGCAAGAGATAAACTTATTTATTTTTCCGATATGTATTCGGGGTTTTTTGATAAGTTAGGTGATGATGAAGATATTGAATCTGAATTAGAGGGTGCGAATAAATCATCCTTTGGTGCTATTAATCATCATATGGAAACCAACCCTGTTTCTGATACGGTATTGAAATTAATTCATATTGAATCTAATTCAGAAGAATTTTCATTACAACAGGCTCTTAATAAATTATGGCTTGATGGTTTTATATTGAAATATTTAACCAGCAGTAAAGTTAAAAAAACTACTTACAATACATATATTATCATTGGACAAATACCACCAATGTCTTTAAACTGACAATTTGTCAACCAACCATAGTTGGTATAATATTTGTAATAAATATAAAATATAACCTAAGGGCGCAACCGACTACCGAAAGGGGTCAAAATTAAAATTATGTTTAACAATTAAAATAGATTTAAGGACTATTATGACACACATCAAAGAATTTCCATTTTCACCATTTGATATTTTGGTGAAAAACTTTTTCACAACCGATTCGTATTTCGCTCCCGCTATGGATGTAAAAATCGGACATCCCGTAGATATCTATGAAACCAAAGATGGTTTATGTTTTGAGGTAGCAGGAACAGGTCTAACCAAAGAAGATATTAATATCAATATTGAGGGAGACCTATTAAGGATTTCTCATTCTAAAAAAGAAGAAACCAATAGTGAGGTAAATTATATTCATAAAGGTATATCAAAACGTTCCTTTAATTTGGGATATAAAGTTGCCCGAAAGTATGATTTGAATTCAGCCGATGCAACAATGCACAATGGGTTACTTAAAATTGTAATACCATTCGCTGAAGAATCAAAACCAAAAAGTTTAAAAATTAAATAAGTTATGTAACCCGCGCCCTTGGGTTATTTTTTAAATAAGTTATGTATGATAAAATACGCTGATGTAATTGTAGATTTACAAGCAGGTGATACTGGTAAAGGTAAGGTTGCACATTCACTTTGTAAGAGCGGTGAATATACTCATGTAATTAGATACAATGGTGGTGGAAACGCCGGTCATACTGTTTATCATAAAGGGAAAAAATTTGTAACCCACTACATACCCGTCGGTGTATTTTATGGAATAAAATCAATTATAGGTCCTGGTTGTGTAGTTAATTTTATAGATTTATGTAAAGAGTGGAAAGAGTTAGAAGATAATGGTATTAATGTTTCGGATTATCTTCATATTGATAAAAGAGTTCATTTAATTCAGCCGGAACACCTGATGGAGGATAGTAAAGATACTCACATCGGAACAACCAAAACAGGTAATGGGCCTGCGTATAGGGATAAATATGCAAGGAGGGGAATTAGAGCTGGGGATAAATTACATTCTAAATATATAATTGATATCTACGAAGAACTACATAATTCAGACCCATCTAAAATTTTATTTGAGGGTGCGCAGGGATTCGAGTTAGATATTGATTGGGGAGATTACCCATATGTAACATCATCGCATTGTACGGTTGGTTCTGCTTTATTGAATGGAGTTCCACCACAAAAGATTAGAAAGGTTTATGGTATAGCAAAAGCATATAGAACTTATGTAGGTGCTAAAAACTTTGAGGGTGATGATGAAATATTTATCAAAATAAGAGAATTAGGGGATGAATATGGTGCTACCACTGGTAGGGGTAGACAAGTAAATTGGTTGGATATCGATTTACTTATTAAAGCAATTAATATAAATGGTGTAACCAACTTAATTTTTAATAAGGTTGATATATTAGAAAAATGCGGTAAATTAAATTTTGTTTATGGTGGTGAAATAATAAAATTCCAATCTTTGGATACATTTGAGGTAAATATAAAATCTATCATAAATACGAAATGTCCATCGGTACTAAATATAACTTTTAGTTATACCCCATTTGATATATAAAAATATATTTATCCCAAAATAATTTGGAACTTTGGGATTTTATGATTATCTTTGATTACAAAATAAAAATTAAAAATTATGAAAACATTTTTAGGTATATGTGATTTACCACAAAAGTATGGTAAATATTGGGTAGGTGATTTGACGGAGATGGCCGGGTGGGTTGATGCTGAAACGGCAGAACTAATTCTATTAGAATTTAATAACGGAGTTACTGATGAAGTTAGGGGTTAAACAACGACTCCAATCACTCCTTTTACTTATTATATTTTCACCTATATTGCTGTGGATATATGTAAAACTACCACGCAAAAAATAAAAACTTATTATGTCAAATTTAGGATATGCTTGCATCAATATGACATTGGGCAAGAAAAAGATTACCACAAATAGGAGTATGATTAAAAAGACCTTCTTAAAAGAGGGTATTGATAGGGCTTCTGAATTGGGGTTACAAAACACCAGAGACTTGGTAGAAATCATTAATTGGAATGAACAACAGGGTATAAAACTCTTTAGAATCACTTCTAACCTATTCCCCTGGTCATCTGAATACCAACTATCATCCATGCCGCATTTTGCTCCTATATCCAATCTCTTGAAGGGTATTGGGGTATTGGTATCCAACTATGGGCAACGAATTACATCTCATCCTGGCCCCTTTAATGTGCTTGTTTCACCCAACGAAAAGGTGGTTCTAAACAGCATAACAGACCTTTCGCTGCATGGGGAGGTGTTTGACCTTATGGGGTTGAGTAGAACCCCCTATAATGTAATCAATATCCATTGTAATGGTGTCTATGGGGATAAGGTTTCAGCGATGGATAGGTTCTGCCGAAACTTTGATAGGTTACCTGACTCGGTTAAAACCAGGCTGACGGTAGAAAATGATGATAAAGCAAGTATGTATTCAGTAAAAGACCTGATGTATATACACAAACAAATTGGTATTCCTATTGTATTTGATTATCACCACCACAAATTTTGTACAGGTGATTTATCAGAAAGAGAAGCTTTGGAAATGGCTATGTCAACTTGGCCGAAAGGTATTAAACCCGTAGTTCATTATTCAGAATCTGCTATTGGTAAAATGCCACAAGCCCATTCCGATTATATTTTTGATAAGATTAATACTTATGGATATGATTTGGATATTGAAGTTGAAGCAAAAATGAAAGAATTAGCAGTTCTTACTTATTTGAATAAGTATGGGCATAATTAACCCGTTTGAACTTATTATCATTTTTTTTATATTTATTTTATATTAACAAGTTACTTATTTTTACAAGTAACTATTTTAACAAAAAAGGTTTTGATAATAAATACAACTGGGAAAGTTAGTAAAGTTAAAAAAATGGAAAAAATATGAAAAAATTTTTTACGAGAAAAAATGGTTTCATAACTTTAATGATTTTATCAACATTCAGTCTCGCAGGTTCTGCTGCATACTATTCTGTTTTTGGATTAAGTTCTTTGTTTGCTGGAGCTAGAACCGAAGTAATTATTATGGCGGGTTCTTTGGAATTTGCTAAATTGATATTAGCATCCTATCTCCACAATTATTGGAAAACTATTGGTTGGTTAAAATGGTATTTAACATCAGCGGTTGTGGTTCTTATGATGATTACATCATTGGGTATATATGGTTTTTTAACATCAGCGTATCAAACTACAAGCGATAAGTTTAATATCTTAAACAAAGAAGTTGGTGTGGTAGATATTAAAAGAACGAGGTTTAAAGAGCAGCTTACGGATTACAATCAAGAAAAAAGAATATTGGAAACATCCATATCATCACTTAGGGGTGGGTTGGCAAGTAATAACTCATTAACCGAACGAGGTGCGGTTTCACAACGAAAGGTGTTGAGTTCTGAATTAAAAACTGCTATTAAGCAGAGGGATGAATTAACCATAAAAATAGAAGCGATGAATGATTCGTTGACATCGTTGGATTTAGTTATTTTGGATAAGGAATCTAATAATGATGTTGCGGCTGAAATTGGTCCTTTACGATATTTGGATAAATTAACTGGGTGGGGTATGGATAAAATTGTAAATTGGTTTACCTTATTAATTGTATTGGTATTCGACCCACTTGCAATCGCAATGGTTATTGCTTTAAATAAACTTGTAAAAGAATTAAAAGAAAATATCCAAAAAACTATTTCAGAAAACGATGAAGATTTAAAATTTATTGAAAAAAAAGAAGATGTTGTAGGAGAGATTGAATCTAAAATTAAAACTCCGATTGAAGAAAAGCCGGATGTGGTATTTGAACCAACAACTGAGGAAGGTGTTAATCTATACAATGAAAATGCCAACCCCAACCCAACACCACCATTACACTCATATAAAGTAACTGGAGCAGATAGATATAAGCGATAAAATTTGGAATATTATCATTTTTTTCGTATATTGTAATAAATTTAAACTAAATTAAATAAAAATGGATGAACTATATTCGGTCAGCGACCAAACAGTAAAAAATGTAAATTATATCAACACGAAAGAGAATAGTGAAGATGACCCTTATAAACAATATTTTAGGGAGTTTGATTATGGTATTGATATTAGTGATAATATTATTGTAATCAACGATGAAATTCAAATTGGGTTGTTAGCAGAATTTATTGCTAAAACACGTTTACTTAAAAAAATAAACCCTAATACGGATGTGATTACAATACTACTTAACTCCGGTGGAGGTGATGTAATGGAATGTTTGGGTATTATTGATTATATTAGAACCCATACTGAAATTAAATTTAATATTGTGTGTAGAGGTATTGCAATGTCAGCCGCTGCTCTCTTATTGGCATCTGGTACAGGGGTTAGAGTTGCATCAAAGCACTCAAAAATTATGGTTCACCAATTATCTACTTTCGCAGCAGGTAAATTGAGTGATGTAAAATCTAACGCAAAGTTTGCAGACCAATTAGAGGATGAATGTAATTCTTTAATGGCAGAATTTACAAAAAAACCAAAAGAGTGGTGGACATCAAACCAACAATCGGACCTGTTCCTATCATCCAAAGAAGCATTAGAATTGGGTATCATTGATAAAATTATTTAATTATGTATTTTGATTTTTTTACTCCAGACGAATTGCTGGAAAATTACAAAAAGTTTAGAAAACTTATTAATCAGGAGTTTAGTGGTGACCGATTGGATGCCCTAAACAAAATGTATGACCATTTAGAAGAAAGGATTATCTATACACCTGCTTCATCATTTGAGCATTTTCACAATGCTTTTCCTGGTGGTTATATTGACCATATTTTAAGAGTAACGAGAAACGCATTAAAAGTGTTTGATTTATGGAAAGAGTTGGATATGGTTACTGAGGATATTACAAGAGAATCAATTATATTTTCAGCCCTTCATCACGATTTGGGTAAGGTTGGTTCGGTTAATGATGATTGGTATAAAAAAAATGATTCTGAGTGGCATGTAAAAAATCAGGGAAAGATTTATAAATCAAACCCAAATTTACATTGGATGGAAATTCACGATAGAACATTCTTTTTGTTAAATCACTTTGGAGTAAGTTGTAGTGAGGAAGAATATCTTGCTATTAGATTGACTGATGGTTTGTATGACTCTTCAACTGAAAGTTATTATAAAAGTTTTAATCCTGAAAATCAATTAAAAACATTTTTACCCCATATTCTACATCAGGCCGATTTTATGGCTTCAAAATATGAATATAATAGGTGGGTTAATGATGGTAAAAAACTAAAAGGAACTAGAGGTACTATTCAAACACCAGGTAAAAATTTATCCAAATTTGAAAAAATAATGAATGGTAAATCTGAAGAGGATAAACCAAAAGTAGATTTGGTGTTTGACGCATTTAAAGATATAATGGAGGATTGATAGTATGGTTACAATTTTAATTTTATTACTTTTAACCGATATTGGGTTAGGGTTTTTTGTTTGGAATCTTTTAAGGAAATTAGAAACGGCAGATGATAATTTTGATGAGATGGAAAAGCAATACGATGAATCACAAAAGGTAATCCAATTTATGGATGAGAAGATTCAGAATGCTATGGAACGAATGAAATCAATAGATAAAATTGGTTCGTTTGAAGCAAATGATGAGACGGGTTATGTATTTAGAGAAATGTATAGTATAATAGAAGAATTGGATATGTATTATGGCGAGAAAACGGAAGAATCCGCAAAGTAAAAGATATTTTACAAATATAACTGAAATTGCAATAAACGCTTTTAATAATTGTGATAATCAAAGTTTAAAAAATAAAATCTATAACAGATTTATAGAATACCCATTTGATAAATTGGCAGAGAATGTAATACACACCTATAAAACTTATTATTTTGATGATGGGTATGAAGATACCAAAGCATCTGTAGTTGCGTTTTTAAATGAAAAAATGCATAAGTTTAAAGGTGAAAAAGGAAAAGCATTTTCTTACTTTACAGTCATAGCGCGTAATTTTTTATTTAATGAAAACAACGCCAATTATTCAAAGATGAAAATACATGAAAAATTGGATTCTGTTGATATTGGAAGAAATGTTCCCAATGAGGTGGCTGGGTATGAGTTATTGGAAGAAAAATCAGATTTTATGGATTTTTATACCGAATATATTGATTGTAATTTAGATAAAATCTTTATAAAGGATAGAGATAGAAAGATAGCTGATTCGGTAAATGAGTTATTTAGAAATAGAAGAGATTTATACTCATACAACAAAAAGGCTCTTTACATACTTATAAGAGATAGGACAGGAGTAAGTACGCAATATATTACAAGGGTTATAGGTAAAATGAAAATAATTTTTGTGGAATTAAATACGGATTATTCAAAAAAGGGTATTCTTAAATTAAATCACAATGTAGAAAGGTATTATGACAAAGGATGATGATATATTTAAAGGAACATCGTTTTCATCTTTATTAAAAGATATTTACGATAATTCCCGTAAAAAAGATAGACAGATTAAATTACTGATTGCTCAGTTAGAACCATTGGTTAAAAACCTAAATGATGCTTCAGTTGTTGTTCCACTTATTAAAGAATATTTAGAAGTTTCGGTAAAGAACGATGACCAATTGGTTAGAATGGCTGCAATAGCTCAAAAACTTTTAGATAAAGCAGATGGTGATGGTGGACTCTTATTATCTGAAGAAGAAAAGCGCCAGTTATTGGAAGCAAAAGATGATATTGATTCTAAAATAGAATCTCTGAAAAAGGATGAGGATGAATAATGCTTGGTGAAGTAACTGAAGTTTTTTTGAAAGATGGAAATCCAAATGATATTTACAAAATAAGGGTTTCTATTAAAAGGTCTTTTGGTAACGCCTCAACTGAATTTGCATATCCATTAAATCCTTATATCAAATCAGTTCCAATTATTGGAGAACAAGTTTATTTAATAAATGGTATGGGGGCAACATCGGGCCCTCTTTCTGGTGGATATGACTATTATTATATGTCGCCAACTTTTTTACAAAGAGCTATAAATAATAACCCATTACCAAAATCTATTGTAAATACTGCACAATCTTTTAATGCTACTACATATACATCCCAAACAATACCAAACAATTCTTCGGTAGAAGATAATAATCAAAATTTTGGTAAAGGGTTTTCTGAAATTAGTAATTTATCACAATTACAACCCTACATAGGTGATACTATATTTGAAGGTAGATTTGGTCAATCCATTCGTTTTGGATACACACCAAATGAAAGTGATGCACAAAGATTACCAACATGGCAATCTTCAAATCCAAATAAACCAATAACAATTTTAAGGAATACTCAAAACGAAAGTAATAAAAAGGGTTACGATAAATTTGTTTTGGAGGATATAAATAAAGATGATTCATCTATTTGGATGACTTCTAATCAAAAAGTTGGGATTACACCATCAAATAGAACATCAGTTTCTAATATATCTCAATTTTCAAATCCGCAAGTTATAATAAATTCCGATAGATTAATTTTTAATAGTAAAAAAGATAATATAATTATATCGTCAAAAAAAGATATAGCAATATCTACATCGGAATACACCACTACAATTAATTTAATTATATCAGCGATAGAAACATTAGCTAGGGGAACTTTCCCAGTAGTAGGAAATGCAACAACCGCTCATCCACAAATTGCTAGTATATTACTAAAACTTAAACAAGGTATAGGATAACTAATTATTATAAAAAATTATATTTATTATTATGAACACAGCAAAATTAATTCAGGCAATAAAACTCATTATTGAAAGTGAAGTTAAAAAACAACTTGCTTTAGAAAGAAAGCAGTTGAAAGAATCTATCTTAAAAGAATTGAAAAGGGGAACTCATATTACAAAAACATCTTTTGTAGAAAAAGACCCTTTGGATGTTGAACACCTCTTTGAAACAAAACAAAAACCAAAACAAAATAAATTATTTGGGGGTAATTCTGTATTATCATCTGTATTGAATGAAACTTATCAAAGTGGTGAGTGGAGAGATATTAATGGTGGTCATTCGTTTACATCGGATATGGCACAGGGATTTGGTTCTATGAACAATACTATGAATACTGCAAATAGTGTAGTACAAGATGTTGATGGTAATGCGATATCAATGGATAGATTATCACAAACACCACATGGTGAGGCGGTTGTAAATGCTTTAACCAAAGATTATTCTCAACTGATGCAGGCTATAAACAATAAAAAAAGAGGATGATAAGTGGCTAACAGAATAGAATATAGGTATAATCCGATTGATTTAAAACCAAATAAAGCAGTTGGTGTAATGCTACCATTGGGTGGCAGTCCTATATTTAAACTTAGTTATACGACTGAAGAGCAAGCAGTTTCCAATTTGAAAAATCTTTTACTAACCAGAAAAGGTGAGAGAGTATTCCAACCACTTTTTGGTTCGGATATATATTCACTTCTTTTTGAAAATATGGATAGTGAATTAGATTCCAATTTAGAAGAATCTTTATCGGAGGATATTAATTTTTGGCTACCTTACATTTTATTACAAAAGGTAGAAGTTAATTCTGAACCGGATTTTAATAAAGTAAGTATAAAAGTTTCATTCAAAGTAACTGAACAAGGTTCTAACCAAACAATAATTTTAGAAGTTGATAGTCAAGGTGAATTATCAATAGCGTAGGAGTATTAAATGTTAAATGATTCAAAAAAAGAAGTTAGCTTAATAGGTAGGGATTTTTCCGAGTTTAGGAAAAACCTCGTAGACTTTGCTAAGCAATACTACCCAAATACCTATAATGATTTTAATGAATCATCTCCTGGTATGATGTTTATGGAGATGGCATCGTATGTTGGGGATGTTTTATCATACTACACCGATGTTCAATTGAGAGAATCAATTGTTACACAGGCCAAAGAAACTACGAATTTATTTGAATTAGCTCAATCGCTTGGATATAAACCAAAATTATATTCACCCGCCACAACTAATTTAATAGTATATCAATTAATCCCAGCCATTGGTACGGGAAACAATGTTAGACCTGATTTAGATTACGCCCTAAAAATAAAAGAGGGTATGCAGGTTTCATCTACACAAAATGCAAATGTTGTTTTTAATACCACTAGAAAAGTAGATTTTGCTTTTTCATCATCATTTGACCCAACGGAAATATCGGTTTATCAAATAAATGAAACAACAGATGAGCCTGTTTTATATCTTTTCAAAAAAAGTGTAAGTGTAATTAGTGGGGAAGAAAAAACGGCTGATTTTACATTTGGTTCACCAAAACCATATGATAAAATTAAAATAGATGATACTGGAATCATTGATGTTATAAAAATCGTTGATGGTGATGGTGATACTTGGACTAAAGTAGATTATTTAGCACAAGATACTGTTTTTGAGCAAATACCAAATAATTCAGATTACACATTAAACTTAAACCAATACAGTTCCGAAACCCCATATCTTTTAAGGTTAAAAAAAATACCGAAAAGATTTATTACACGGGTTGATGAAAATGGTTCTATAACAATGCAATTTGGAGCAGGGGTATCATCAAATGCCGATGAAGAAATATTACCAAATCCAGATAATGTTGGTTCTAATTTGTATAAAGCAAAGACTGATTTATCACAAACAATAGACCCATCTAATTTTCTTTACACAAAAACATATGGAGTTGCACCAGCAAATACAACATTGACTGTAACATATAGAGTTGGTCAGGGGGTTGCTGATAATGTAATATCAAAAGATTTAACTCAAATAATAAACATAGAGTTTGAAAATGAAACAACTCCAACAAATACGGCACAATGGAACACTATAAAAAATTCGGTTGCGGTAATAAACGAAGAGGCTGCTAGTGGTGGTAAGGTAGAAGATAGTGTTGAAGATGTTAGAAATAACACTATGGCATTTTTTGCATCCCAAAACAGATTAGTAACCGCAGAAGATTATGTTGTTAGAGCGTATGCAATGCCGGCTCAATTCGGAGCTGTTGCAAAAGCATATGTAGCACCCGATTATCAAATTAAATCTTACAATAGAATGGTAAGTGGTGTTGCATCCGCAGGTTCTCTTCAAATACCAAATCCACTTGCTATTAATTTATATACTTGTGGATATAATTCAAACGGAAACTTAGCACCTTTGAATAGTGCAACAAAACAAAACCTTAAAAATTATATTTCTTATTATAGAATGTTGACAGATGCTGTAAATATTAAAGATGTGTACATTATCAATATTGGTATTAATTTTGAAGTAGTAGTTTTACCAAATTATAATTCTAATGAAGTATTATTAAGGTGTATTAATGAATTAAAAAAGTATTTCAGTATACCTGATGCCCAAATTAATAGACCGATATTATTATCAGATATCTATGTTTTGTTAGATAGGGTAGATGGTGTTCAGACTGTGGTAAGACCTGATTTAAATGGTGTGGGTGGTTTACAAATAGTAAATAAATACAATGGGGTATATTCATCACATATCTATGATATTAAAAAAGCGACACGAAATGGTATTATTTATCCAGCAAAAGACCCATCAATTTTTGAAGTAAAGTATCCTGATTTGGATATTAGAGGTAAAGTAGTTCCGTTATTTTAGGGAGAAATAAATGATTTATAGAATATATCCTCAAAAAGATACTACAATATATGAAGATTCTACACGAAAATTACAAAATGTGGGAAAAGATGAAATATTGGAAGTAGGTAAATTTTTTGATACCGATGATACAACTCTATTGGGTAGTAGTAGGATATTGATACAATTTAACTTATCTCAAATATCACAATCAATCAATAATGGGACAATATCTGGTAGTATAAAATATTATTTAAACCTTATTTCATCCGATGAAAGAGAAATACCTTCTGAATATGATTTGTATATTTACCCAATATCACAAAGTTGGTCGGAAGGTGTCGGTTCTTTGCCCGATACACCTCACAATGAAAATGATTCAAACTGGGTTTATAGAAACACAAATGTTAGTTGGAGTGTTCAATCACCAATAAATTCAGGCTCATATTGGTCAATTAATGCAGGTGGTGGAACATGGTTTACATCCTCTGTTAATGGGACTATTTATTCGCAATCTTTCAGTAGAAATGTTTCGGATTTAAATATAGAAATAACTCAATATGTAAATGATATTCTAAATGGTAGTAGACAAAATAATGGGTTTATAATTAAAAGGTCTAATACCGATGAAACATCATCAATTAAGTATGGTGTATCAAAATACTTTTCAACCGAAACACATACCATATGGGTGCCTACATTAGAAGTTAAATGGAATGATTCTCAATTTCAAACAGGCTCACTTTCTGCATTGACTTCGGAAAATATTGTTTTATATACAAAGGGATTAAAATCCGAATATAAACAAGATTCAAAAGATAGGATTCGGGTTTATGGTAGAGAAAGATATCCACAAAGGACATTTGGTAATAGTGGTGCATTATCTACCGTAAAATATTTACCAACATCCTCTTATTGGTCATTAATAGATGTTGAAACTGAATTAGAAATTATCCCATTTGATACTACTTATACAAAGATTGAATGTGATTCTACGAGCAATTATTTTGATTTTTGGTTTAATTCATTACAACCTGAAAGATATTATAAATTTGTTTTTAGAATAGATTCTGATGGTCTGGAAAAGTATTACGATAATGATTTTTATTTTAAGGTAGTTAGATAATGGAAAGAGAAATAAAAAGAAACAATCAAGGAAGAATTCTATCATATTCATTATCAGATTCAAATGATACTTATGGTGTAATTGAGTTGAATAATTTTGTTAGAAAATTTGAAAATCTTTCTTTTTTACAAATTATCCCAACAAATGTTGAAGATGTTTCGCCGGAAATTATTTCGGGAAGTACTGAGTTTTTTCAGATATTAGGTAATAACCAAAATAATCAGACTACCACTCCTACAACTTCTACTACCAATAATAGTATTGGTGGTGGTGGTATAATAACAAATGACCCATCGTTAGGTAATAACCCTATTGAAATGCAATAATTTCTAATCAGAAAGAAATAGAATATGTCTTTAGATAGATTTGTAAATGTAAATGAAGTTTTAGATACCAAACCGGTGTATGGTGAAACTTTTGCGCAAGCTACTAAAATTAATTCCTATAATTTAAAACTATCACCTGATGATAGCCTCCTTAAATTAAGACTTAAACAAAAAACTGATAACTTTTCAACATTTCCTATTTCCTTTGAAATACCGGCTTCTTTGGAATTACATATATACGATACTGAAAATAATTTATTAAAATCGGTTTACGATAAAAAATTTATACAAACACAAAATACTTCGTTTGCATTTTCTCCTGAAAAAGATATTAGAGAGGCTGGGTTTGATTTTGGGGTATATACACTTGTTTATAATCCATTATACAATTTTTTTGGTGGGTTGGATACAAACAATATAACAATAGGGGAAATTTCTTCTGATAGAACCGAAATAAAAGCCAATGGTATATTGCAAAATCCACCAATGTATTTAATAAAAGAAATTCAAAGTGGGGTTCAAAGCGATAGTAATTATATTTTTACAAAAAATAGGCCTGAATTCATTTTAAATTTTGGTAATAATAATATATCTGATGTCGCTAGTATAAAGTTTATTGGCGACCTTAACGGAAGCGATGATGATTTTATAAGCGAGGTTTATATAAAATTAGTAACACCAATCAGCGATACTATAAACATTGGTGATAGGTTTTCTATTGATGGAAGATTGCAGAAATCTTATGTTGAAAAAATTATAGTTTATAATCAATTTAGTGAAGTAGAACCCGAACAAGTTCTAGAACCAAACTTTAATATTGAATTAGATAAATTCGGTAAATCTGATGGAACTGATTTTCAAACATGGAATGATTTATTGGGCGCAAATTTACCAACATCGCAGCAAATAATAGATTCATATTTCAGCGGTTCTTTTGGAAACATAAAATTAAACATAGATTATTCTGATTTTTCTAAGTTTGTTCATTATTCATCCGCAACCGAAAGAGTTGATAATTTTTTTTACAAATTACAAACAATTGAAACATATAATGCTAGAATACAAACACTACAACAAGTTTCAGGTTCTCATGCATTAACAAACATATCTCAATCAATCTCTCGTAGAGATACTTTAATTGGTGGTTTTGATGGATTTGAAAAATGGATGTATGAAAGTGTAAGCGCTTCATTATACACCCATTATTCAACATCAACAAATACGATTGTACCTTATCCAAAACAATCCACATATCCAATTGTATTTTACCCAACAACTAGCTCACAAGCCGAAAGTTGGTATGAAGGAGTTTATAGTTCAGCATCATTATATGATTCGCAGAATGAATCTGCTCTTATAAATTTAATTCCGATTTCATTAAAAGAGGACCCGTTAAACCAAGATTATTTATTATTTGTTAATATGATTGGACAGCATTTTGACATTTTATGGACATATGTTGAATCATTAACAAACATTAATAAGCGAGAGGAACATCCAAATGATGGTATGTCGGATGAATTATTATACGATGTTGCAAAATCAATGGGGTGGAATTTATCCAATGGTTGGGGGCAAGCTAATTTATGGGAATATGTTTTAGGAACTGATACATCTGGAAATCGTTCAACAACGATTGGCGGATTGGAAACAAAACCAAAACAAAAAATAAGAGCAGAGGTTTGGCGTAGAATATTAAATAACTTACCATATATTTACAAATCAAAGGGAACAGCCCGTTCTATTAAAGCCCTTTTATCGTGTTATGGTATACCTGAAACGCTTTTGAAAATACGGGAGTTCGGCGGACCGAAAGTTGTTGATGAACCCAATATATATGAATCGGAAAGATTTATATATAAAGTAGAAACAACTGATTCTAAAACAATAAGAAATCCATTTGGAACTATTAATGGTAGTAGACCTAATTCAATTGAAGTAATTGGTAAAATGCCGTTGGGTGATTTTACAATAGGTAGATTAACTGGGGGTGCAACTGATATAGTTTTTGAATGGAACTATTCCGGTGGCCAAGCTAGAATACTTGGAAAACACGGCGCCTCACTAATAATGAGTTCATCTTATATGAATTATAAAAGTAGAAGAGATGGTTCTTTTGGCATAGTTTTAAATAATTCAAATAATTCAACAACAATTTACGCAGCATTTAAAGATGATTTTGGAAATGTACTTGCATCTTTATCAGCCACATCTACTACTGGTGATTCTACAGCTATATTTAATAATTCAACTCAATTTATTATTGGGTCCTCTACGTTTGGGATGCCAGCAACCGCATCAATTCAAGAAATAAGATATTATTCATCATCGCTTTCACAAGAAATATTTGAAGAGCATGCAAAGAATACTGAAGCATATTTTTCGGATGATAATACAACTGATTTAAACAGCACATTTTCATATAAAAATTTGGTTTATAGAATATTTCCTGATAGTGGGTTTACATCATTACCAACTACGATATCATCATCACATCCTAATCAATTTTTTAAAACAACCTCTGGAGGTTCACCATTAACCGCATCATTACCAAATCACATATCATCTGATTTAGTTGGTGAGGTTGATACTCAATTTACAAAAATACCATCTGTTGGTGCGTTGAATTTAAATAACAACAAAGTAAGAATTGAATCTTCAGTTTTAAGTTCATCATTGGATGTTGATAAAACAGCGGAAGTATCTCAATATGATTACGCTCCATTTGATTCAAATTTAGTAGCGTTGTATTTTAGTTCAACTGATGTTGTGAATAATGATATATATAATTCAGAGGGATATTTTGAGGTAGATGATTGGGTTGGAGACCCAGATGATAGATTCAATGAAGATTATCCGCAATTAAGATATAGGGCTACAAAATATTTTGATAAATATGTTAATTTAACGGCGGCATCAGGTTCTGCTCAAAAAAGGGGAACTGCTATTGGGTTGTTGTTGAAAATGCTTTCTATATATGACCATAGTATATTTGAGCAAGTTAAACAATTAATACCTGCTAGAAACGAATACATTGGTGGTGTATTGTTAGAACCACACATATTGGAAAGAAACAAATATAAAAGGGGTGATAAAATATCACACACCCAAAATGATTACTTAGCTAATATTAGTTTACTGCCACAAAGTATAGTTGGAAGTAAGAATGATTATTTAGCGGATATAGACTGGAAAGATGCTCATTTA